TGGGTTGTAGACGGGAATTGGATCGTTTTACGGAATGATATTTCTTCTATTTTTTCTTTCACTACTATAGAATATTATAGTGATTCTTTTATTTCAATGGGTTTTTATTTTAAATTAGGACACTACCTGCCTACTTGACAAACAGCACAATATGTTGTATCTTGATGCCATGAATTCTTCCAACCAAGAGGCTGACAAAGAAGTTAAGAAGAGAAAGAAATTACGGAGAGATCTCACAATTCGTGAAAAGAGACTACTGAAGTATCTTGCAACAGCAAGTTCTATTTCAGAAGCAATGCGGCTTGCAGGTTATGCGGCAACAACAGTCAGTTCAGGTACAGCAAGAAGAAAAACTTTAGAAAACCCCCGCATTATTGAAGAAATGAACCGTATGGGAATGAATGATACTTTTTGTCTGAAGTACCTGAAGGATGGTTTTGAAGCAAACAAAGTAATCTCAGCAGTAATAATGTCCAAGGAAAGCATGAAAGATGCAGATTCGATGACGAAAGACTTCATTGAAGTCCCTGACTTTGACTGTAGGCATAAATATCTTACAACAGCTTTGAAACTGAGAGGTTATCTGCATGAAAAGAAAGAAGAAGAAGAACAAGGTCGTGACATCAAAATCCAAATCAATTACTTTTCACCGAAACCTGAACCAAAACCTGACGGGAAACCCGACGGGAAAGAGGAGCAACAAGAAAAGAAAGAGATTGAAACTGGATGAACGGCCGGAACCCTTGGAAGGGTTCACTGTATTAGCCGAATGAGCACAACCGAAGAAACTATTGTATTACCCAATCAGTGGATACCACGTAAGGATCAATTGCCTTTGTGGAATTATCTTGAGCGTGGTGGTAAGAGGGCTGTAATGGTTGCTCATCGCAGATGGGGAAAGGATGATGTTGCTCTGCATTTCACGGCTACTCAAGCCATGCAACGTGTAGGAAACTATTGGCACATGCTGCCCGAATACAACCAAGCCCGAAAAGTTGTCTGGACTGCTGTTAATCCAAAGACAAACCAAAAAAGAATAGATGATGCATTTCCTAAAGAAATTCGAGCTAAAACTCGTGAACAGGATATGGCCATTGAATTTATCAATGGTTCAGTATGGCAATTGGTTGGCTCTGATAATTATAATTCTCTGGTTGGTTCTCCTCCTGTTGGAATAGTGTTTTCTGAATGGTCATTAGCAAATCCTTTGTCATGGGCTTATTTATCATCAATTGTAGAAGAAAATGGTGGTTGGGCATTATTCATTTTTACGTCAAGGGGGAACAATCATGGAAAGGCGATCTATGATTATGCAAGGGCAACTGACGGTTGGTATTCAGAGCTAATTAGTGCCAGAAACTCTCCTGTGTTTTCAATTACACAGCTTTATCAAATCAGGTCTGAGTTCCAGCGAATGTATGGCACTGAAATGGGAGATTTGCTTTATCTGCAGGAATACGAATGTAGTTTTGAGGGCGCTGTTTATGGTTCTTATTACTCGAAACAGATGATACAAGCACGAAATGAGAACAGAATTACATCAGTTCCTTATCAGGTTGGACACGAAGTTCACACGTTTTGGGATTTAGGTGTTGATGATTCGACAACTATTTGGTTTATGCAGCATATTGGCAAAGAATATCATTTTATTGACTATTATGAAGCGACAGGATATGGCTTGGAACACTATGCAAAAGTTCTGAAGAGCAAACCCTACCTCTATGGGAACCACTATATGCCTCACGATGCTGAGGCCAGAGAACTCAGCTCAGGCGAGATCGCCAAATCGAGAAGAGAAGTCGCGGAAGACCTTGGCATCAGACCTGTTACAATAGTGCAGCGTGCTAAAAACATAGATATCATAATGCAAGTGCATATTCCAGCCGTAAGGAATGTCTTAGGACAATGCTGGTTTGATGAGAAAAAATGTCAGCAGGGAATTTCCTCATTGGAAAATTACAGAGCTGAATATGATGAGGAGAAGAAGGTTTTGGGCAATAGACCGAAACACGATTGGTCCTCCCACGGGGCTGATGCATTCAGAAGTTTTGCAGTAGGATATGTTCCAAAATCTAAAAGCAGATTGCCTGAATTAGTAAATCTTGCAAAAACCTATGGAGTTGGTATAGACTATAGGCGATTCAGTGGAAATTTGAAATTTTAAAATGTGGATCGGTAATCCTGATATAAATTATAGGATTAATTTAGATTATTTTCATATTTCTATAGATGATATTTATTATCTTTCAGGGAATGACAGTGACGATACTATATTGCAATATATCAAAGCTCAAAAGGGCCAAAAGGACCAAAACCTGATGCAACTGCATATTCCAGAAAAAGCAGAAGCAAATAATTGAGCAGATAATTGATGGATGAGCAAACTAAAAAGCAAACAATTGAGCAAATGATTGAGCAGATAATTGACGGATTAAAGATGATTGCAGGAGGTAAGCGAAAGATAGAAGAAGCTATCAAGAAAGCATAACTGCCTAATTCCTGAAATAAAGTAACAAAAGGAGCAAAGGCCAATTGGAGAAATCCAGTTGGCCTTTTTTTGTTCAGCTTACGCGTTAGCTTATGCGTTGGAAAGCAATTTATAGAAACAAAGCAAGAACAAAGGAAGCATACGCCTGTACAGGTTGCGGCATGCAAGCAGATATCCCGCATACAGAATCCCCTCCACGGTGTCATTGCTCAAGGATGCCTTATATTTGTTCCGATTCTTCAGCTTTTGCGTTGGAACTTTACAGGAAAAATTACGATAAAATCAACTGGACGACAAAGTGGACGACAAATTTGACGGAAAAGAATTAACTGAAAGGGCTGAAGCAGCATCTGCTTATGGCGATGAGGACCCTGATCTCTATGTTGATTACTGTCATTCATGTATCAAGCAGTCTGAAGATGCAACATCGGACATCAGATACATGTGGGATCAATGTTATAAAGCTTATCGTTCAAAGATTGATTATCCCATGAAGCAAGACTGGCAGTCAAAAGTTATCACAGGTGATATGTTTACCGCTGTTAAACAAGCAATAGCTGTAGTAAGGGCTTCATTCAGGCAGCCTAATTGGTTTTCAATTGAAAATAGGCACAATCCGCAATTAGCCAAAGTTATTAATGATATGTTAGACATTTGGCTTGATGCTCAACATGCAAATCTGCCTATTGTCTTTTCTGATGCCTCGGAGCTTGCTTTTGCGATAGGACAAAGTCATGAAATTATCCCGCGGTGGGAGGATGGCAAGGGACTTGTCTTTGATCTTATCCCTCCATGGCAGATTTACAGAGACCCTGATGCAGTGCCAAGAGACCCATGGTCAGGAGATTACTGGATTCATATTGAGTGGTTTGATACATGGAAGCTGACGGAGCTGTTTAAAACAGGCAATTATGTTCGATTGGATGAAGTCAGGCCAGATGAAGGCAGCGGCGGCTCTCGTGAAACAAAAGAGAAAAAGGCCAGGCGGAAAGGTCAATTTTATCAAAGGTCACCTTATAGAAAATCTGTGAGAGTTGTGGAGCAATGGGGAGTTATTCTTGATAAGCAGGGAGATTTGCTTTTACCAAATGCAAGATTTACTGTGGCAGGTGATGTTCTGATTAGGAATCCAGAGCCAAATCCTTATGAGACCTTGAGATGGCCCGGCATTAGTTTTTCGCCTTTGCCTGATATGATTGGTTTTGAAGGACATGGAATCTTAGAGTCTGCAATCCTGCTATGGCTTATGACCTGTAATTTGATGAGTCTTCATATAGACGATTTGAACTGGAGAGTGAACAGGATGAGACAATTGAATAGGTTTCTTCTTGAGGATCCATCAGATGTCTCAATGTATCCGGGCAAACTGCTTTTAACTGAGAAAGGTGTCACTGGGCCTGTTATATCGGATGTTTATACGCCAGGGGATACAAGTGAAATACTTGCAATCCTCCAACATTTTGACCAAAGAAGGGAAAACTCAACGTTTGTCAATCAATTTGTTGCAGGTCTGCCAGGGCAAAGGTCGCACATTACAAAGGGCGAAGTTGAAATCAAGACTCAGCAAAGTATGACTATATTTGATTCCATAGGCGAGGATGTAGAAAATGGATTAATTCAAGTTTTGAGAGCTGCGATAGAAACCTTAGTGCTTAATTGGTCTGAATATTCTTATCCTCCTGTTTCAAGAGTAATGCCAGACCCCATGGCGATGCAATTTGCTGCTTTACCAATTGAACAAAGGAAAGAACTTCTCAGAGCTAATTGTGATATCAAAGCACAGGGCATTACAGCACAATTCAAGAACTCTGAAATGCTGCCAAGGTTGCAATTTCTTATGTCTCAAATTGCAAATTCTGCTTTTGCCAGATATTTGAAGCCATATCAACTTTTAACTCAGATTGTCAATACTTTAGGTTTTTATGAACCTGAGTTCATGGCAAATGAGGAAGAAGCGAAACAGGCTGATGCTTATGCAGCTCAAATGGCTCAAACGCAAGAGCAAATGCAGGAAATGCAGCAAATGGCTCAGACGCGGAGCTGACGCAGGAAACAGGAAAGTTATGAGGAGGTATGTATGCCAGCAGTAAATAAGGCTCAACGCAGATTGATGGCAATTGCAGAGCATCATCCCGAAAAGGTTTATAAACGTAATCGTTCTGTCTTAAAGATGACAGGCAAGCAATTGCATGATTTTGCAGTAACACCTGAGAAAGGATTGCCGCAAAGCTCCCGGAAAAGGAAGAAAAAAACACGGCGGTAGTTTGGCGGTAGTTTGGCGGTAGTTTGGAGGGAATTTGGAAATAGATATTCTTACAGGTAAACCAAAGATATTTGGACAGGCTTCGCGAGAGCAAAGAATTGAGGCGGAAAAACACAAACTTGTCAAAGATATAGAAACAGGACAGCAAGTTGAAAGGGAGTTAGCAAGCAAGGATGGCAGATTGATCGTGAAATTACTAAAGTCTGGTTTAGATAAAAGAATAGAATATTTGGTTAACAACGATCCTGAGGCTAAGGCTAAGTTAGATATTTTGAAAGCCATAGGTGTAATTATAAAAATAGGGAAAGTATCTGCCGAGAGATTGGTGGCGATGCAGTTAGGTCTTGATAAGTGAGGAAATCATCTACCCCTCTTTGAGACAAGGTAGTTGATATAAAGATTCAGCCCGACGGGAAGCCCGACGGCGGAAGCCCGACGGCGGAAGCCTGGAGCGGACAACTGAATCGAAGAAGCAGTATTTTGGAGGACAAGAGCATGGGTAAAGTATTAACAGCCAAAGATTTGAAGCTGGATGAACCAGACAATCAGACTGGCCCCTCGCGAAGCTCCCCGCGAAGCTCCCCGCGAAGCTCCCCGGAGGATAAGTTAGAGGATAAGTCAATGCCTGACCTGGAGATACCAGAAATGGCCGATGTCACAATCGGCAAAGAAGAGCCTGAGAAACCCGGCGAAGAAGAGAAGCAAGAGAAGCAAGAGAAACGAGAGAAGAAATTTGTTTTTGCTAATCAGGAAGAAGCTGAAAAGGCATATCGGGAGGCTCGGAAGAAAATGCAGGAAGCTGCCGAGGAAGCAGCAAGACTCAGGAAATCTAAAACTGAAGGAAAGGAACTGGTTGACTATTTCAAAGCTGAGAAACAGAAACTTATTCAAAGCACTATAGCAAAAGTTGCCTCTATTCAGTTGCCAAAAGAAGATGACCCTGATTATGCGAAAAAATTGGAAGCGTATAACCTTAAAGTTGCTGAAATATGGATAGATACACAAGATGCTATAGCGGAATTAGCTCTTGCTCGTGAAAGACAAAAGCAAGCTGATGTTGCCGTTGTGCAGGTCGAAATCAATAAAAGGCTGAAGGAAGCCAAATTGGATAATATTCCTAAGATTCATGACATCTTTAGAGTTCTCTCAGCGGAGGCTGATCCTGAACTGACTATCGAGGATCAGATAGATGAAACGATTGAGAGATGTAAGGAATATATTGAATCCATTAAAAATGGCGAAAGAACCCGTGCTGATGAAGAAGAGAAGGAAAGGAAACGCCTCGAAGCATTGGGGCGTGGTGGTAAGTTTAGGGCTACAGAAAAAACTTCCAATAGTCCAACCTCAATGAGAGAAGCTCAGGACAGAGCGCTGGATTATAGGAGAGTAGGGAAAAAGTAGCCAGGGAGGTATAAATGGCTGATTGGACTTGGACGTATGATGCACCAAGCGGAGTGTTCAAAAATAATGCCTTATCTAATGAACTAAGGTATCAATCGATAGTTGCATCCAAGTTCATGGATTATGTTAGAACCGAACCTGGTTTT